ATTTGTCAAAGGCGAAAAATCTGAAGGAGAAAAAAAAGGAGAAAAAAATACTTCTAATATTGCTAAAAAAATAGCATCTGGAAAAATGTCTCCAAAACAATATGCTACAATGGAAACTTCTGAAAAGATGGCAAAAGGTGGTATGATTAAAAAAGCTATGCATAGAATGCCAAGCGGAAAAAAAATGAAAAACTCTGCTATGAAAAAAGGTAAAAAATAATGGGAGCAATTCTTAAAGGTATAAGCGTAATTAGAGGAGTAAAACCTAAAAGTAATCAAATAACTAAATTAAAAGCTTCTATATCTAAAAACGTAGGTGAAACTAATAAATTAAATTTTAAAAATGAAGAAGGAGCAGAAAAAATTTTAGAAATGGAAAAGAAACTTGGAGATCCAAAAAGAATTGAAAAAGCAAAAGAAGATCTTCAAGAAATTAGAGATAGAAAATTAAAATATCCAAAAGAAGCTGGTCAAGCATCTTCAGGTGATGAATTTATAGCAGAATCAGAATATAAAAAAGGTGGACTTGTTAAAAAAGGACTTCCTAAACTTGCTAAAAAAGGTTGGAAATAAATGGCTAAACTTTGCCCAAGAGGAAAAGCAGCAGCAAAAGCAAAATTTGACGTGTACCCGAGCGCGTACGCGAACATGTACGCGAGCGCAGTTTGTTCTGGTAAAATAGTTCCCGGAGGTAGAAAAAATAAATCGCATGGTGGAATGCTTTCTTCAGGTGCTACTTTAGATAAAAGAAAAAGAGTTATTACAAAAAATAAAACAAATCTTTCACAACAAAGAAAAATGGTATCTAATTATAAACAAGGTGGTGTTGCCAAAGGTTGTGGTGGTGTTTTAGAAAACAGAAGAAAAGTTACAAAAAAATATTAATATGGCCAAAGGTCTTCGTGCATGGGTTCAAGAGAAATGGGTAGATATTGGATCTAAAAGAAAAGATGGATCCTTTGCTCCTTGTGGAAGATCAAAAGGAGAAAAAAGAAAAGGTTATCCAAAATGTGTACCACTAGCAAAAGCTAGAGCAATGTCAGAAGGTCAAAGACGTTCCGCGGTTGCAAGAAAAAGAGCCGCTGGTAATACAGGACCTAAACCTACAAATGTTCCAACATTTTCAAAACGTAAAAAAATGAGTGGTGGAGGATTAGTATAATGGCAAGAGGAACTTGTTGGGTAGGATATCAACAAAAAGGTATGAAGAAAAAAGGAAATAGATTAGTTCCTAATTGTGTAGCTGCTGGTAAGAAAAGGAAGAAAAAATAATGGCTGATATTGCATTAAGAGGACAAGGTAGAGCAATGTTTGCAAAAGGTGGAACACCTGCATGGCAACGTAAGGAAGGTAAATCTGAATCTGGTGGTTTAAATAGAAAAGGTATTGCATCTTATAGAGCCGCGAATCCTGGTTCTAAATTATCTATGGCAGTAACTACTAAACCAAGTAAATTAAAAAAAGGATCAAAAGCAGCTAATAGAAGAAAATCCTTCTGCGCGCGCATGAGCGGGATGAAGAAAAGATTAACCTCTGCAAAAACTGCAAGAGACCCAAATTCAAGAATTAATAAATCTCTACGTAAGTGGAATTGTTAATATAAACAACAAAAGGAGAAGGTGATGAATGAAGTAGATGTAGCAAGTAAATTACAAAGATACATGAAGGCCCAGTTGACTAATTTAACAACCATGATTACTTCAGGTGGTGTTGACAATATGGAAGAATACAAGTATATACTTGGACAAATTCGTACATATGAATTTTTATTACAGGAAATCTCTAACCTGCTAAACACAAAGGAGCTAAAACAAGATGCCGGAAACGTTATTAAACTCGACTGAAATACCAAAGACTGTTCTAGGTCTTGAAGAAAAATATCAAGAAGAAAATAAAAAAATTGAAGATAAAACTATAAGAGCAGAAAACATTTCTGAATCTTTAGTTGATAGTTTACCTGAACCATCTGGTTGGAGATTATTAGTATTACCATTTACACCTAAAGATAAAACTAAAGGTGGAATTATTATTGCACAAGAATCATTAGATAAATTAAGAATAGCTACAAACTGTGGTTATGTTTTAAAAATTGGACCGTTAGCGTACTACGATAAAGAACGTTATCCAAAAGGTCCATGGTGTAAAAAAGGAGATTGGGTAATTTTTGCTCGTTATGCGGGTTCAAGATTACCAATAGAAGGTGGAGAAGTGCGACTACTAAACGATGACGAAGTACTTGGGACTATAAAAAATCCTGAAGATGTTCTTCATCATATTTAAACATAGGAGGCACTATGCCAATAGAAGATAAGAAAAAAGATCCAATGATAGATGTCGGCGAGGAAGAAGGCGCTGAAGTTACATTGGACAACAACGAGCAGACGAAAGCCGTTGCAGAAGAGAAAAAGGAAGAGAAGATTGAAGTCATACAAGAGGAAGAAAAACCTGTTGTTGAAGCAAAAGTTGAAAAAACTGCAGAGAAAAAAGATGAGTTAGAAGAGTATAGCGAAGGCGTTAAAAAACGTATTGCTAAACTAACTCAAAAAATGCGAGAAGCTGAAAGACAAAGAGAAGAAGCAGTATCGTATGCTCAATCTGTAAAAAGAGAAAAAGATCAAATTGAATCTAGAATATTAAAAACAGATCAAAGATATGTATCTGAATTTGAAACTAGAGTTAATGCTAGTTTAGCAAATGCTAAAATAGCTCTTAAATCAGCAATAGATGGTCAAGACGTAGATGGTCAAGTTAATGCACAGCAACAAATTGCTGAATTAACTATGGAAGCTGCAAGATTAAGAACAATGAAAGTTGCTCAAGAAGATTCTGTAGCTAGACAAAAAGAGGTTAATATTACACCTCAACAAACTACGCAAACTGCACGAGTAGATCCTAAAGCAGAAGATTGGGCAGCCAAAAATAATTGGTTTGGCCAAGATTCCGCAATGACTTACACTGCGTTTGATCTGCATAAAAAACTTGTAGAAGAAGAAGGTATAGATCCAAAAAGTGATGAATATTATGAGGAAATTGATAAGAGAATAAGACTTGAATTTCCCCACAAATTTGCTACAAAGGAAACAACTACAACTACGGAAAGAGCAAAACCTGCTCAAACTGTAGCTTCGGCTAATCGTCCTAGCCAATCAGGACGCAAAAAAACTGTGAGACTCACACCATCACAGGTAGCAATTGCTAAAAGATTAGGTGTGCCACTTGAAGAATATGCGAAACATTTAACCACGAAGGAGGTATAGGCATATGGAAAAAGATAAAAACATTAAGACTTCCCGTGCGAGCGAAACTATGGTCAAAAATGAAAGACCAAAAGTTTGGACTCCACCATCATCTCTGGATGCACCACCTGCGCCAGACGGATTTAGACATAGATGGATAAGAGCCGAAAGTGTGGGCTTCGATGATACGAAGAACATATCAGGCAAATTGAGATCTGGTTGGGAATTTGTTAGAGCGGATGAATATCCTGACTCTAATTACCCACAAGTCAAAGACGGAAAATACGCAGGAGTCATTGGAGTTGGCGGCCTAGTGCTGGCTAGGATACCCGAAGAGATCGCAAAATCTCGCGAAGAGTACTTTGCAAAAAGAACTCAAGACCGAGAAGAAGCTATTGCAAACGATCCCTTTAAGGAACAGCACCCAAGTATGCCGATCAGCAAAGAGAGGCAGACTCGTGTAACTTTTGGTGGCTCAAAGAAAAACTAATCATTTAGTAATTCCTAACCACAAAGTTTAAAATAAACTTAAGGAGAAAATAAATATGGCAAACTCAACAGTCGCTTTCGGTTTTAGACCGTTAGGCAAACTTGGTGGGAATCCAGCTGCAGGCGGACAGGATCAATATGAGATCGTGGACAACTACAGCTCGTCTATTTTTCAAGGAGACCTTGTTAAGCTAAACGTTACTGGCGGAGTTATCGTAGTTGATACTTCAGCTCTAACTAGCGTTTTTGGCGTATTCAATGGTTGCCTGATAGAATCAGACCCAACAAGTAAAAAACCAACTTGGAGAAATTTCTACAAACAAACAGATATTACACAAGGTAATATTTACGCGTATGTAGTTAACGATCCAAATCAATTGTACCTCGTTAAATCTACAGGAACTGCTCTAGGAAACACTGCAGTTGGAGTAACTTTTAAACAAGTGTATGCAGCAGGTAATACCAACAATGGTATTTCTGGTGCTTACCTTGATTTAGGAACTTCAGCCGCTGCAAGTGCTGGGCAAGTGACAGTGGTGAATTTATCACCATTTGTAGGTAACGAAGAGAATGTAACAAATGAAGATTATATTGTTAGATTGTCTAAAGGTACTCAATTACTATAACAGGAGAATAAACTATGGCTATCTCAAGATCACAACTAGTTAAAGAACTAGAACCAGGTTTAAACGCTCTGTTTGGACTTGAATATAAACGTTATGACAGCGAACACGAAGAAATCTTCGTAAAAGAAACTTCTGACAGAGCTTTTGAAGAAGAAGTTATGTTATCAGGTTTCGGAAACGCTGCCATCAAAGCTGAAGGATCTGGTGTCAATTACGATCAGGCACAAGAAACTTTCACTGCAAGGTATACGCATAATACTATTGCTTTAGCATTCGCGATCACTGAAGAAGCGATCGAGGACAATTTGTATGATAGACTAGCGTCTAGATATACAAAAGCTTTAGCAAGATCTATGGCGAATACAAAGCAGGTAACTGCGGCTAACGTATTGAATAACGGATTCAGCACTAACTTTTTAGGTGGTGACGGATCTCCTTTATTCTCTACGACTCACGCTACAATCTCTGGAACATTTAGAAACACGCTTGCAACAGCAGCTGATTTAAATGAAACATCTTTAGAGCAGTCTTTAATAGATATTGCTGCTTTCACAGATGAAAGAGGTTTAAAAATTGCGGCTCAAGGAATGAAATTAATCATCCCTTCTGAATCACAATTTACTGCAGACAGATTAATGTCTTCTGCTGGTAGAGTTGGAACAGCTGACAATGATATCAATGCAATTAGAAACAAAGGAATGATTCCACAAGGTTATGTTGTGAACCATTACTTAACTGATTCTGATGCATTCTTTATCATGACAGATGTACCAAATGGCTTAAAGTACTTCGAAAGATCCCCAATTAGAACTTCTATGGAGGGAGATTTTGAAACTGGCAACGTAAGATATAAAGCTAGAGAAAGATACAGCTTCGGCTTTTCTGACCCTAGAGGCGCTTTCGGTTCACCAGGAGCATAAGAACTTTTTTTTATGGGGCGAGCTTGACTCGCCCTGTAAATCAATATAAAGACATCCGTGAGAAGATGACCTACCTAATAAAAGTATTCACAAAAGGCATGAAAATCCAATTTACATTGGAATCTGAACCCATAAACACTACAGAATCTTTACATCAGAAAGTACTTGACTTTCTGGGAAAAACAAGTAAAGAGCAATTAGAAAAAATGATTAGTCATAAACAGATTAGTAATTTTTTCTATATAACCTATGAGGAGGTTGAACGTGACATCATTGTCCCAATCACTTCTGGCCAAGAAAATAGACTTGGAGTCACAGTGGAACAAGTCTTATCTTGAACAGGGAAAACTAACTACTGATATGCAGTGGTTAGACGTTGAGTTGAAGGAAGTCAAAAGACAAATTCTTCAACAGGATCTTGAAGCCGCTAGACAAGAAAATAACCTTGTTTTAAGCGAAGAAGAAGATCCAGCATTTATAGCTAGCTAAACTAGTTATATAATTGGAATAAAAGTGAGAGAAACTTAAGCCACCTCTTGCTCTTTTCAAAAAATTAAGCTATATTTATAGAACTATACATTAACATCTGATGTAGACGCGTATAGTCGACATGCCTAATGACTACATTGGATTAATAGGAGGATAAAAACATGGGAACAAAAAGTACATTTCAAGGATATGTAAGAACTTACGGCGGACAAGATAAAAGTTCTGGTGTTACACCAGCAGTTTTAGTTGCGTCAGAAGTTATTACTTTTTTAGCATCAACAACGACAGCAACTGCGGTATCAGTTGGAGCAACTGTAAATAGTTTAGCTCCATTTGTATTACCACAAGGAGCTATACCACTTAATTTTGCGGTATTATCTACTTCAGCGGGTGGAGCTACAACAACTATTAATTTAGGATCTGCAGCTAACTCAACTGGATTTGCACAAAATTTAGTTTCTGGAGCAAAAGGTGTTAACGCACTTACAGGAACTTTAGTAGTTGCAGCTGGTCTTACAGCTAATACAACAGTTGTAGGAAGTGTTGGATCTACAGCAGGGACAGGTAACGTTTCAGGTGTAATCACATTTGCATTTAACGACGCTACAGCTAAACCAGGCGAAGAACAATATACTAACTAATATTCTTTTATAGGGACTCTTCGGAGTCCTTATAAGATATAAGGAGATAAAATGAAAAGTGATGTAAAACCAGTTTATATTGCTGCTGCTAATGCAGTTGCATTTACTGGAAGAACAAGACTTCGAGGATATGTTGTTCAATCAACAGGAAGTTCAGGAACATTAATTATTAATGGTTTAGCAAATGCTACAACTGTTAGTTCCTCAACTAATACACAAGTATTTTTTTCAGTATCTGTTGGAGCAGGACAAACTGAAACTTTACTTATTCCTGAAGACGGAGTTTTATATTCTCAAAATAATGGAACTGGAATTGTAGATGGTATTGGTGTAACAGCTAATGCTTCATCATTAACAGCAGTATTATTTATAGATAAATAGGAGAGTAGATGACTACCTCTGGAACTACAAGTTTCAATCTTGAACTAGATGAGCTTTTTGATGAAGCTTATGGACGTGTAGGTATTGGAATAGCTAGATCAGGTTATCATTTAAAAACAGCAAGAAGAAATTTAAATATTTTATTATCTGAATGGGACAATAGAGGCGTTCATCTATGGAAGGTTAAATTAGCCACGATCCCTTTAGTATTGGGCCAAGCTGAATATAGCTATACTACTGATCCGACAAATTATCCAAACGATATTAATGATGTATTAGAGGCATATATTAGAAATAATACTTCACCTAGTGCTTCACAACCCACAGATATTTCATTAACTAAAATAGACAGATCTGCATATGCAGCTCTTCCTAATAAATTATCACAAGGAACGCCTTCACAATATTATGTTCAACGAACAACAAGTCCAAGTA